CATATCGACGCCATTCAAGCATCGCCTTCTGCATTTCGTAGGTGTAGCGGTCTTTGAAGCCAGCTGTGTTACTGTTTCGTTCTGTGTCTGTAACTTGGAACTCTGCAGAGATAATCTGCGTGTAGTTAGCTTTACGAGCAGGGTTAGTTCGAGCTGCGAATGCTGGGTCGAAACCTTCCTTCTGAGCGTTGTTAGCTACTGCTGCGAGTGTGTCAGTTAACCACTGGTGGTAAGGTTGACTTGCCTTGTGTTTTGTTAGGCCTACGTAGAGTTGGTCTTCTTCTGGGTCGATGTTAGTAATAAGGTCTAACAGGTCTTCCCGAATAGCTGCATCGTCGTAGGTAAAGTTAGCTGTTTGAGCCATTGTCTTTATTCCTTCTATTCGTCACTAAACAGCATGCTTTTGAGTAAATCAGTGCGAGCTTTCTTAGCGACTTCTTTATTTGAATTGTTAATATTTTGATAGAGCTTTGCCTTTGTATCGGCGTTATCGTTCGTACGAGTTCCAGCGGATTCTACGTAAGCAGATGACTGTACTTTGGTATTCTCGATAGCTTGTTTCATGCCTTCAGCTTTTTGGGTATTTGCATACTTGAAAAACTTGTCAGCAATTTGTCCTGGTGTCGGTAGTTTTACCGAGCTAGGGTCTTGTGTGCGACTAAGCATGTCAGTCACCTCACCTAAACGTGCACGATGGACAAGATCACGCAGTTCTTTATTACTCTTTAGCTCTGGGTATTTCTCGTAAGCTTTGTCCCAGTTCTTCTCTTCTGCTCGCTGCTCTTGGTAAGCTTGCTGCGCTCGGAGCGTAGCTCGCTCTTCAGCGGCTACGATAGACTGGTTAATACTTCCAGCTAAAGCGTTTGGGTCAATGAGGTTGTCCTCACCAACTGGTAAATTGTTAAAGTCTATAGGTTGAAATTGAGGTATCTGCTGTTGCGGATAGTCAAAGTCATCCTCTTCCTCTTGAACGTTCTCTTGTACTGGTTGGGCTGTCTCAACAGGAGTTTCCTCTGTGACTACGGCTTGCTCGGTAGTTTGAGTTGGTTCTGGCGTATCTGTGGTAGCAGGTTGAACTGCTGGTGTAGTGTCTTCGACTACGGGCGTATCTTGTGTTTGAATGGGTTCATCCATTGCGTATCTCCTTATCTTCCGAGCTTAATTGCTCTGTAGGCGGCAGGGGGTGGGCACCAACCGCCTACACAAAAATCAAGCTTTCTTCAATTTCCAAGCCTCCTTCTCGTGGATAAACCAACCTAAGTTACAGTCTTTGTTCTCGCAGCGGACAGCTACGAAATCTCCCATTACTTCTCCATCTAGTACACCTCTGTGTTCATGATTTGTGTCATGCATCGGTAGCAGGTCTTTCTTCTCAATGCGCTCAACGAGGGTATCGGCTTCAAGCTCAGGAACTTCTGCGGTAGTTTCTTCAAAGTCCATCTTCGACCTCCTCTTGCAGCCGCTTTGCCTTCTTCTTAGCCTCATCAGCGGTGTACTGGAAGTTTTCAGGCGTTTCTATAACCATCTTTAAGCCCATAACCATACCTCGTGTAATCCAGTCTTCTTTATCGCTGGTAATCTGACCTGACATAATGCGGTTCGTGTAATCTTCGATGGTTGGCTTTAGTACATGTTCGACATACCATTGGTATTCAGGCATTGAGGTAAAGACTTCAATCTTACGGCCATCTTCAATAGCTACTGCATAGCGTTGTTTTAACTTATCTACTTCACTGAACATTTGGCTGCTCCTGTTGCTGTGGTTGTGGCTGTAACGGTGGTAGGTGCTGGAGCATAGCAGGGTCTATGTGACCTTCTTGTGCTAGCTGATGAGCCATATCAACAACCCCTTGGTCAGAACTTGGGTTAACTTGAGGTTGCTCTGGCTGTTGCGGTTGATGTTGAGCATCTATCTGTGCGAGCATATCGGCATGTCGTGTGCTGTGTGCAGGGTCAGGTTCTAGACCTGCTTGCTGCTCAATCTGTGCCTGAATAAATGGCGAAGCATCTTTGTAGTTGATAGTCTCTGAAGGTGTTTTAGGTGGTGCTTGAGGCTTCTGTTGGCCTTGTGCCATAGCCTGTTGTTGCTGTTGAGCTTGCTGTACATACTGTTGAGCTTCTTCGTCAGGAATAACTGCTGAGCTAAAGTTCTTAACACCAAAACGCTCTGCATTCTCTTCGGATAGTTCAGCAAAGTTTAAGAGTAGTGGTGGGGTACCGAATTGCTGGTGTTGTACATCGGCAGCTTGTTTAAGTGCCATCTGGCCTTGTGTCCAAGCTACATAGCTATCTCGCTGTTCTTCTTTAGTTGAAGGCTCCATTGAGGCATCATCAACAACTAAGTCCATATCACCTTGCATATCAGCTGGAGTTATGGTCATTGGCTCCATCTTGCCTTTGTTGTTAACCATCAAGTTGGTGTTGTCTTGCATGTACTGCTGGTTGTTAGATAGCCACATACGGCCAATCTGTGTAATCGACTGTGTAAAGTTAGCCTTCATGAAACCAACTAGATCACCCGCTGCTTCTTGGAGCTTTAGAATACCTGTAGCTGTACCCTTGGTCTTATCACTTGCCGAGTTAGGGATACCAGATGCGTAGTTAGAGATGGTTACACCTTCAATAGAAGAGTCCATCATCTGAATAATCGTAGAGAAGGCGTTAGGGTCAGGTGCTGCATGCTTGAATTGCTGTGGTGGCGTGTCGCCTCGATAGGTAATGACACCACCTGGCTCTACAACATAGTCATTCACGTTAGATCGTTCGTGAGTCATAAGCATTGAGTTCTCACTCAAGTTCCACTGGTCAAAGAAGTGGTTAACAGCATCGTTATACGCAGCTTGCAAACGGTAAGTAGTCTCAAACAACCCTTCACCCCAGAACTGGTATGGTCGGTTCTTAACATGGAACTTAACAAGTGGATATTTACCGTGCCAGTATGGGTTCTTTTGTTCTCGTATAAGTACCCAGCTCGGTTCACTACTGTCACTTTGACCTTCTGCATAGGTACAAATTGTGTCACCTTCGTAACACTCAAAGAGTTTCACCATCTTTACGGTGTGGTCTACACGGTCTTCTTGGTTCATAAGTCGGTTACGAGAGAAGTTGTAGGAGTTCATGTCATCGTCATATGAAGAAGAACCATCTAGCTCATCAAGTTTCTTATAAATCTGAACACCTTTAGCCTCATTGACGGCTTTAAGTTCAGCGATTGTCTTAAACTCTTTAATGATTATCCAAGGTGCTTTGTAGAGGTTTTTTGCAGACGGTGATACAAACACGTTGAAGATGTTAATTGGTTCAAGATCGTTGTATGCAACGGTTTTAGTAGTAACCTTTTCTTTGGTTAAGTCCCATGTGCCGTCCTTGCTTGGTAGACGTTCGTAGCGAGTTTTCTTTTCTACTTTCCAGCAGACCTTAGCAAGTCCTGTACCACATACGACTGCATCAAGAAGTGGGGCAAATAACTTGTCCCTGATAGATTCATCTAGTAACGGGTTTTCATAATCATGCTCAAGTTTTCGTTGAGCTTTCTCAGCCTTAGCTTCAATATCTTCATCACCTAATCCGTTATCCATGATACGGACTTCAAAGCCAGGTTTAAGACCAAGTAATTTAGAGACTAGCGCCCATGTTTGCCGTGCAAGTACTGGAACGTATACCTTAGAACGCCAAGGGCTAGGTGTGACACCTACTATTGCATAGAGAGAGTCATACCAGTTCGAGAACCGCTTAAACATCTTGGCTTGGTTACCAGATGCTGTGCTATAACGTTGTTCCCACTGTGCGGGTGTAGTTTTAGAGTATTTAGCCATTCCAGATTGCTAGGCATATCTGGGGCTTATCTGAGAACATTATACCAGAAATTCAACTATAAATATAGGTTCGTTACTTTAGTCCTAAGAATTTACCTGTGGTCAAAAGCTTGGTTAGTTGTTTACCTGTTGTACCAGTAGTCGTAAGGCTAGCAGTTAGCACTTGCCAAACAGCTGCAGCGTCACCTAACTGCTCAAACATAACAGGGCTAGGTAAGCCATCAGACCAAGGTTTGAGAGCCGTGATCGTGTTAGTACCATTCGATATATCAGCAACATATAGATACGCTGCAGAAGTGAATGTTTTATCTGTTGAATCGCTTAGTTTCGTATTTAAACGATCAAGCATTTGTGATACTGATAATGCTGCCATATACATTAACTATGTATATAAACACTCAAACTGTTAGCTACTTCAAGCCTAGAAACTTCCCTACTGTCAGTAGCTTCTTAATAAACGCCCCAAAGCTACCAGATACCGTATGCGCGGTTAATGGTTCATCCCACACGCCTGTAATAGATGGCATAGTAGCGATAGCTGGGGCTACAGGTATACCATCAGCCCAAAGGTCTAAACCACCTAAGTTAACTTGTACTCCTGCTGGGTAGGCAATATTAAAGTCATCTAC